TTTACTGCGACGGATCGGCCACCAGACCTTTACTCGACCTTTTGCCCCTATCCAACACAGATTCTGGGAGTGGAACTGGTCATGTCTGCAAAAGGTGATGCAGAGCATTCGACTCGAGCCGCGGGAGAAGATTGGCTTCCTTCCATGGCCTCGTGAAACCGGAAAGAGTTCGACGGTGGAGTGGGCCTGTATCCTCGAAGGCGCCCTACTTAAATCCGGTTATGTAATCTATCTCTCAGCTAAACAATCGCAGGCCGTTGATCACGTTGTTGCCATTCGCGATCGGATTGAATCGGAAAAAGTAGCAGAGCTCTACTCATGGCTCGGTAAACCCAAACTCGGTACGCACGGCAATAAGTTTGGCTGGGGCCAGGAGTTCTTAATGACCGGAGGGGGTTGGGCCATCCGCCCGGTCGGTGCCGACGTAGCCATGCGCGGTGGCAAGGCCATCAATATCCGTCCGACCCTCATAGTCGTTGATGACTATGACGAACTGGATGATTCACCCCACGTAGTTGAGCACAAAGAGCACATGCTCACCCGGGCCATCCTCCCCATGGGTGACGCGAACACGCGAGTCCTAGTCCCGCAGAACCCCATTCATGCCAACTCAGTCGTAAATCGCATGTTGACGGGAGTAAGTCTGGCGCTCGCCCAAAGAACGGTGTTTGGGGACATCAACGAAGACGGGACACTCAGTAACAGGGCGATCCCGGCCGTCAAAGGACTGGTTTACGAGATCCGGCAGGCTGACGAAGGCCCATACACCGAGATCACACAGGGAGAATCGAACTGGCCCGGCATCTCGGTCAAAGACTGGGAAGGTACCTTAAATCGTGTAGGCCCGGAAGCCTTCAAAGCCGAGTACCAACACGACATGACCGTCAGTCTCGAAGAACGAGTGCTGCCGGAATACGATGATCGGCTGCTCAGACTCCACGTCATTAGTCTCTCTCAGTTTGAACAGAAGTTTGGGATGAGACGAATACCCTCAGATTGGCCATGCGATCTAGGCTTAGATATCGGCTACAGTGGCCAGCACCTATCGGCTTGGTCGTTCATCACCAAGGTGCCGCAGGGCTACCCGCTCGCAGGCAGCATCTTTCGCTACAGAGGCCTAACCTTCAAAGGTGTCGGCATTGATGAGCAGTCGGTGGCGGTGAAACGAGCGATGTGGCCGGGCGAGGTGATTCTGCGTCAGTTCATGTCACATGAGAAGTTAGGCGAACGGATGACGCTGAACCAGAAGCATGGGTGGCATTTCGCCCCCTGCGACAGCGCAAAAACGGCGGGAATTGCGCAATGGCGCCACTATTTACAAACCGACAGGTCGCAAGACCACCCATTCCACCGTGACGACCGCGATCCGGTTGACGGACTGTGGAAACTCGGACGGCCCGCGTGGTTCGACATCGTCATGGACGACAAACAGTTTTACGCGCCTCAAGACGATCAGGGACTCAAGCGCCACAGGGACGGAGCTTTTAATTGGCGGCAAGTTCCAATCAAATTGACGGATAAGGGACTAACGGTGGAGCAGCCCGCAAAAATGGACGACGATGAAAACGACTCCACGCGCATGCTGTTAGTGAACTTCGGCCCAATGGATCAGGCGATGACTCAGTCCCAGAAAATTGCCGCAGTTATACCCGCGGGCTATCACAAATCAGAACTTGTCCAACGAGAGCTACCACCTGACGTAGCCCACCTAACCGGGGAGTTCGCCGAGTTCCTCGCTAAGCGCACCTTAGACCTAAAACGGCCCAAATTACTCGATCCTTGGGGTCAAGAATTACGGTAAAATAGAACGGCTCAGACAAGCGCGTGAACGCCGATCTGAGCCTTCAACGCAGTTTCTCGGATGAGGAGAAATCACGCCAATGCAGCCCACTATAAGAGCGGGAGACCGATTTGGGAAGTTAGTAGTTCTACGCCTGTTTGAAGTAAGAAAAGGCGAACGGGTTTGGGAGTGTCAGTGCGATTGTCGCCGCATCACCTACAGAGTGACCGCTAAGCTCCACAAGTCCATCGGGTGCGGCTGTATGCGGGGTCGCGATTTCAGCCATGGGATGACAAATTGCCCTGAGTTTACTACATGGCAAGGGATGAAGGCCCGGTGCCTTAACAAGAACAGTGCTATGTACAAACATTACGGCGGTCGCGGGATTACGGTTTGTCCGGAGTGGCTTGGTCGCCGAGGTTTCGCCCGCTTCTTTGCGGATGTAGGGTGGCGCCCATCGGCAAAGCACTCGTTAGACAGGATTGATCCGAACGGGAATTACGAACCCGGGAATGTGCGCTGGGCAACACCTGAGGAGCAGCAACGCAATAGACGTAACAACCGATGGTTGACCAAAGACGGCCAAACCAAGGTTCTTGTGGAATGGGAAGGGATTTTGGGGATAGATCGCACAACAATCTCGACCCGTCTCCGAAGGGGAATGAGCGACGAAGAGGCACTATCCCTGCCAAAACGTAGGTATCCCAACCAGAGGCGAAACCAGAAAAGCCCAACGCGATAGCCTCAATCGTTGAAAACTGTTGTCTGAAACACAATTTCGCAATACACTGCGGACGCAATGCCTTCAGTTTCTAAAGACCAACAAATTGCTACGGCCATCGCCGAGCACCACCCAGAGAAGTTATACGCTCGCAATCGTGGTCTTTTGAAAATGAGTCACCAGCAATTACACGATTTCGCTGCCACCCCGCGTAAGAACTTACCAAAGAAGCGCGGTCTCAAACACGTACACCCTAAAGGGGGAAAATAAAATGGCCGGGTTACTGACCTATAATGCCTCGAACAAAAGAATTTCAGCAGACGTTGGCTATGCAATCCTGCAGGCCAAAGTGCAAGGTTTTCTAACCAACTCCCAAGTTACCGGAGCCACCACGGCTCAAGACCTGATTGACGCAGTCAACGCTGCGGTCGTCACGCCCGGGGCGGAAGCCAACGGACAGAGACTATCGATCACGAAAGCGATTGCGGTCGGGAAAGCTCTTGGTGATCTCTCTGACGCTCGCGTGGCCGCAGCCACCAGTGCTGAGGACTTGGCCCAGACTTATACATGGGTATCAGATGATCCGCGCGCTTCGATCACGGGCCACTTGGGTGTGAATCTCGTTCCGTAAATGGCTGTTAGCGATGATCAGATCCGCATCGCATGGAACGCGATCAAGCGGGAGGTCCAGCCCGTCTACGACGAGCTCCCAGACTCTTATCGCCAATTCCTGCGCAAGCGAGCAGATAACGCAGAGGCATTCGGCCCCACAGGTGATGCTGTGTTTGACGCTTTTGAGCGCATCGTTCTCGGTGAAGCACCTGAAACACCAGTCATCGAGACGCCGCCTGAGCCCGTACCTGAACCAGAACCTGTGCTGGCTCCTGAGCCTGCGGTCGCACCTGAACCGGAAAAGCCCGCTAAGAAACCAGTAAAGCGGGCACCAAAGAAAGCGGCTGAAAAGCCACCCGCGCCGAAGAAGATCGTGGTAGTGAAGAAGACTGCGGTGAAAAAGGCGGCCAAGAAGGCGGCCAAGAAGGCGGTCAAGAAATGAAGACCCTCCGCCGCTGGTTAAAACAGAATGCCCGCTTGCGTTACTGGAAACGACGTGCCTTGAAGGCGGAGAGCGTGTTGGATGAAGCCCTCATTAAACACGCTGGAGTAGTGGCGGAGTTACGGGACTCACTGGAAGCGGAACGTTATCGAAATATGTCGCGTGAGGATACTTTTGTGAGTGCGACGGTGATGGGGGGAAGGAATATGTTTGGCGTTCCCCCACGCACAGCTCCGGCAATGAAACAGGTGGGCTACAGCTCAACCGCCATGGGGCCGGTGGATGCGTGGCAAGCCCTCAGTGCCAGTGATAAAGCCGAGTTTGAGACGTTTTACAAACCAGCCGCAGAGGCTAATGGAGTACCAATACAGCAGGCAAAAGCAGCGTTTTTAGTAGAGATAGCCGGTCGACGGGCGCTCACAGATGAGCCTTACAGTAACTAAAC